ACGCCAAACTTCTCGGCGATTTCGCTGCCGGTTACCGGGCGGCCGCGCGTCTGAATCATCCAGATAACGCGCTCACGGAGACCGGAGAATTGCCCGGTTCGCCCGGGCCGACGGTAGAAGGGTGTGCGTTTCATTTCCACTGCTCCCCGAACGTGAAGCCGATCTCCGCCAGCGCCTCGTCCATCTTCTCGATGAACTCCGGCACCATTTCGTTGAAATCGGTCATGTACTGTGGATCCCGCTCAACGACGACGTGGTGAATGCCTTCGCGTTTCATGCGAGGGTCGTAGTTGGCAAAAAACCAGGCATCTTTCCCGGTCACCCACATGCTGTACTGCACCTGGGCCATGTACGCAGACTTGATGGCTTCGAAACCGCCAAGGCGGAACTTCATGAAGTCGCGAGAGGTGAAAGGGCATTTAAGCTCAAGGCCGAACCCGTTACTGCACAGGCCGTCAGGGGAGCACGCGGTGCGCATGCTCTCGTCACGGAACAGGATCGGCGACTCCGTGACTTTCACGTCGGTGGTGAACTCGAAGAGGGTACGAGCGTCTTCCTCGTACTGCTTACCCCAGGCCAGCGCCTTAGCGTTAACCTCTGGCGCTACGCCTGTGCATACCTCGGCGAGCAGCGTGTGGAAGTAGGACATTTTCATATCTGTCCACTTCTTCCCCGATCTTGGCTTGGATATGACGTTGTGTACTTCTGAGGCAGTAATGACACCGAGGCGCAGCCGGTGCCACGCCTCATCGCCCTGTTGGATAGTGGTTACGTCAATGCCGGTCCGAGCTAGGATAATTTTCGGTGTCATAGTTTTACCCTGTATACGTTCTGCTTATTTGAACGGGTGCCATCGTGAAACCATATTGCGCACCTGGTGACTTCTATCCATTTACGCCGCTCAAGCTCGGCGATGAACCATGAAACGCGAGACCTTGAAATGCCTAAAATCTTTGCCATGTCGCGAATGCTGTGCTTTCCGCTTCGCAACAGTGAAAGCAGGGAGGGTGTCATGCTGCCGCCTTAGCTTTTTTCTGAAGGAAGTTGAACCCTTTCTGTGCCTCTTCTTCAGTGAGGTCGGACGCCTCAAGAATTGGCCGTTTGAAGATGTCGCTGCACACTGGGAGGAAGTCTTCCTCCCAGTCTTTATTCAGCGATGTTAAGAGATCGGTGATCGCCTGAAGCGTTTCTTCGCTTGCTGCTGGTGGAAGTGCTTCTGTGGTGCTGCGCGGCGTGACGTCACGGATATCAACGTCCAGTGATTTGCCTTCCATTTCTTCGGCGGTAGGCTGCTGTCCAATCTCAGGCCATGCCTTACGCAACGCCTGAGCTTCCGCGCATTTCGCCAGCTGTCCGTATGGGCGCTTTTTCCACATCGCGTTCGGCGCCGTGGTGTCGCGGCCGCCAGTGGCGTAGTTTTCAATCCAATATTCTTTGGCGCTGAACTCGACGATCTCTCCGCTGGGCATGCGCTTGTAGACGGTGTATTTGCACCACTGAGGGAAGGTTACCTCGACACCAGAAAGAGTCTGCGTCGTGTCTGGACCGAACTCTGGTTCGCGGGCGCCGGCATAATCACCTGAGCGGTCCGCCTGAATGCGGTAAAGCCCGATGCCCGGCATTACCACGTCACGCCATTCGCTTTTACCCGTTCTTGAGTCTTTGACGCTCATCGGCACGAGGTGAACAGGCTTCAGCAACGGATCCAACTGGCGGGCACGGCAGTAATCGAGCGCCATCATTACCGATTCGTCTTTGGCGCCAGGGTAGATACTGTTCTTCAGCGCGCTCCAGGTAGCGACGTCGATACCTTTTTCCGCCAGCGCACTCGCCGTGATTGTTAATTCGTTTGCCATCGTTAATCCCCTCAAAAATTAAAACGGGCAGCCGGTACGGTGTTCCCAGTCGTATTCCGCCTGGGCGTAAGCAACTGCCGAAATGAAATCGTTGTAGGCCTCGCCAGCTTTATCGCTGCGAAGTCCTTCGTATGGGCTGGAGTCAATCGGGATCGTGAAGTGGAAGAGGCCGGACGGTTCTTTTGGCATCATGTCGATGATTTGCTGCGCCCTGTCGTCGATCCACTTCTCCTTTTCGTCGGTGAGCTGCTGCTCAACCCAGCGCCGATCTTCGATTCGGTCGTAAGTGAGGTATGCGTTCATAAATTCTCCGGTTTTCTTTCTTCATGAACGGCATGCTTGCCGTGCATGCGCTCTCTTGCTGCAACGACAACGGCCCTGGCCTCATTAAGGTCGGTGAAATTGCCAAGGTGGTATTTTTTGCCGTCGATAGAGCAGCGCGCGTGCCAGCGTTTATCTTTCTTATTCCAATAAACTCCTTTGACGCCGCTTGTGTTGTTTTTTGGAGCGAGCTTATTGAGTTGATTAATCCAGTGAGGAACGTCTCTGAGGTTGCATAACCGGTTATCAGTTCTGATGCCGTTTATGTGGTCTATTTCGTGCTCGGGCCATGAACCATAGGAATAAAACCATGCAAGCCGGTGGCACAAATATCTTTCGTGGTCGATTGAGATACGAAGATAGCCAAAGGGATTTAATGATCCGGCTATAGTTCCAGGAACCATTCCACCTGCTGTTTTGAGCCTGGTGAAAATCCCTGTCTCTGCATCGTAGTGAAACAATTCCTTTAACCTCTGAATTGTAAGCATGGCAATGCCTCCCGGTTAGGCCAGGCCGATCGGTTGAATAGGGGGTTAGTGCTGGATAGGGTTGCCGTGACCGTCCAGAAGGACGTCAATCACGCAGTCACTGAGGCGGATGATTTCTGCGTCGGTGTGCAGGTACACCCATTTGCGCTCCTGAATGACTGCCGAGACGCGATAGGTTCGGCCTTCATGCATTGCCATCATGCCGGGCGTGACGCACTGGCGAATGAGCGGGGTGGTGCCGTAGTGGTTGATCATACCTTCACCTCAACCTGTTTCAGGAGGCCAGCGATATGCATCTGCCAGCGGTTAAGCGTCAGCTTGTCGCGCGGTGCCGATACCGACGTTAGCTGCCACTCGTTATCGTTAAGCTTTTTGGCGGTGTACTGCTTGCCGTTGTGGGTGACTGTCATCTCACACCACCTTGAATAAGAACCAGCCCATACCGCACACAATCAGGCCCACAATGGTTATTGCGGAAGACATGCGTACATGGTCAATGGCTAGTTTTGAAAGTGGCTGGCGATGTTCTTTTTTCGTCAGCGAGTTGATTGCTATGCCGAGAAGAAACGTCCCGACAAACCATAAGGCGTATATCTTTAAGCCAAACTCCAAATCACTCATAAATCCTCTTGGCCTTATCGCGGCGAACGGAACGGTTAATACAAGACTTCAACGCATTTATTCAGTGTTTCATTGGGCGGTGGATGGCCGCCGGTTGTCATAACTTGAGTCACTCGTAAATAACTCCAGGTATGAAAAAGGCCGCCTACCTGGCAGCCTCAACTTGAATGAGTGCCGGGATGTTTAGCCACGCCCGGCGCGTGCTCTCCTGCTATTCCCCAACAGCAAGAAATCGCTTACTCTTTAATTTCCCCAACAGTAGAAAGGATATATTCATGCAAACCATGCGGACCGTGTGCCCTGACTGCGGAAGTGAGATGTTCAACCAGCCCGATGATTTTGACTTTGAGACAAATTTCACCGGCGTCAGTTGTGCTGACTGTGGTCGAGAAATCACTAAGGACGATGTTGTCAATCAGGCCACGGACACGGTCAAAAAACAGATCGACGACATGCTCAGGAATTCCCTGAAAGGAGCTGGCTGGAAGTTCAAGTAACTTTAAAAGCTCCCCGGTCTGGGTAAGCACTTCGCTGGCGTCTACATTGAGCAGTAGTGGCGCCATTTTTTTATCTGACATATACACCCCTCTGATTGTTTACCGTCAGCCCCTCGCAAAGAGCTGCTGGTAAATCGTTTAGCCATAATTGCCGCTCTTCCTGAGCCCGCCTATGGTCCGACGCATGGTTTACTGTCGCGCCGTTCGACTGACCGAATCTCCACTTCGCCGCTGGCTAACTTCGCTCAGCTGTCGATGTTTCGTTTCGATGGGGTAAATTTAGCGTGATGCTAAATTATGCGCAATAGCAAAATGCTAAATTGTTGAATGGTTTTATTTAGCGTATTGATTAATAAGCGATTAAAAATTTACAGCGAAGGAATTCGGGACGTAAAAAAGCCCGCGCGATGGCGGGCTTGAGGGGTTTTGCGTGAGGTTATGGGATGTTTAGTATTTTGGCATCAACCACAACGCCGATGATTTTGCAGTTTCCATTAATTTCTAGCATTGGATATGCGGGGTTAAGGGGCTTTAGGAAGCGTCTGCCGGCATCGATTACAAGCTTCTTAAAGGTCGCTTCGTTATCGCCTTCTAGCTTCGCGACAACCAGCTTTCCGTTGCGCGGCTCGACTTCAGGATCAACAAGTATCGCTGCTCCCTCGGGTATGCTCAGTCCAGCCGGGGAGGTCATAGAATCCCCTTTAACGTCCAGCCAGAATGAATCTTCTGAGCAGTCAACAGTCGTGTCATACCAGCGATCTATCGCTCTTCGGTGATAAGGTTCTACAGCTTCCATCCATTGCCCCGCGCTTACCCAGCTGATTACAGGATAACTTCCTTTTGTCTCGTTCAGTCCTCGAAATGCAACGTTCGAAGGTTCTTCACTGGCGTGTAAAACATCCATCCAGCCAAAAGGCAGATCAAGCGCAGTTTCAATTTTGCGAGCCATCTTATCGCCGATATTGCGATGAGGGTTTGGTCCCAGTAGCTGGCTAAGCGCAGCCGGACTTGTCTCGATGAGCTCGGCAAACTGCGCTTTGGTCATTCCAGACTCGTGCTGACGCTTCTCGTACAGCGCTTCCAGGTTGGCTTTTCTGATTTCTTTATTTTCCATACCTGCATTGTTACTGCTTTTAGCAAAATGATAAATGTGCAAATTGCTAAATGATGCTTGCGTAGTATTTAGCATAACGCTAAACTCCAAATCAAACGACTCACCCGGAGACACCAATGAGCACTGAACTACACCGCTGGCGCAAGGCCGCCACTACCGACGAATGGGCGCAGCTCGCAAAGTTGGCTAACACGACGCCAGGTTACCTGGACCAGATCGCCTACGGAAATCGCCGGGCATCTCCAGAAATGGCATCTGCTATCGAGAAAGGCACGAAGAATTTTCACCGCCAGGCTCCGGTCCTAAAAGAAAGCCTGGTATTCGCATCGCCGCGTGATACTGCGGCCTAACCACGAAAGGGAAAGCAATGCATTCACTTGCGTATCAACACAATACCGGAATACACCCGGGAGCGATGATAAACCGCGCTCAACCTAAGGCGGCGCCTGACCACGAAAAGATCCGCGATGCGGTCCGGGCATGGTCTTCGGCGCTGGACAATCAGGACGTCGTTTCGGCACTGATCATCAACGAATACCGGGAGCAGGGCGGGACCGCCATCAGCTTTCCTGACGACATCAGCCGTGCGCGCCAGAAGCTGTTCCGCTTCCTGGATAACCGTTTCGACTCCGAACAGTACCGCGAGAACGTGCGCCAGCTGACACCCGCAATCATGTCCGTATTGCCGCTGGAGTACCGCAACCGCCTGGCGCCGCAGAACGACACGATGTCGCTGATCGCTTCTGCGATGAAAGAGTGTGCTGAAGCTAAACAGGCCGTGCTTTTGGACGCCCCAGAGCATCAGAAGCTGAAAGAGGTAAGCGAGGGTATAGCTTCGCTGTTCCGCCTCATGCCGGAGCAGGTAGGCCCACTGATGACGATGGTCACGTCGATGCTGGGGGTTATGTGATGGGAAGTATCAAAAATGGCGAAAGCCAGTCTGCGCGAACAGAACTGGCCTTCAGATGCAAATCGTGTGCACTCATTGCAGGAGGAATAATGGCAAAAAATCCACGCTATTACCATACCGCTGTACATAAAAACATAGCCCGCGACCGCTTCATCCGCTCGGTTAACCCGATTGTGGCAGAGAAGATGCGCGCCATCCTGGAAGAATTGAAACGTAAGGAGAGTGGCCGTGGGTAACGTATCCAATTTAGCCGAAGCCAGAGAGGCCAGAAGGCTCCAGAAACCGCGCACGAATGACGGTAAGGGGTTTGCCTTGCTGCACCGTAAAATTATGGATGTGCCGTTCTACAAGGACGCTGAGGCGGCTCATTTATGGGTTCACCTGCTCCTGCGCGCTAATCACGAACAGACACTGGTATCGACTGATGTTGGCGATGTGATCTGCGAGCGCGGCGAGTTCATCACCGGGCGTAACACGCTGGCAATGGAAACGGGTTTGACCGCTGATCGCGTTAAATCACTGCTCCGTAAATTCCAGAATCTGGGCATGATCACCACCAAATCGAACAACCGTTTTACTGTTCTAAAAGTGGTCAAATATGACGAATATCAGTCAAATTTTTGTCCAGCCGATGTCCAGCCAGTGTCCAGCGCAAACGCAGTAATAACAATGCCTGTGGAGGATGTGTGTCCAGCCGATGTCCAGCCGGTGTCCACAGATAACAATATATTAAATAACTTACTACCTAAAGGTAGTAAGTATGTCGCAAATGACCAGAACCCCGCTGAAGAGAAAAAGTCCCGTTTGTCATGCGATGAAGTATGGCAATGCCTGAAAGACGAACTGCCTGAAGCCCGGGGATGGAGATGCCTCACTGATGAGCGACGCAATCTGATCCGCACCTTCTGGGATAAGGCTAACAAGATTGCCCGCAACCTGGACGGCAAGCCGATGGATATGGACGGTTTCAGAAGCTATCTGCGATATATCGCTCAAAACTGCCGCTGGATGCTTGAAGACCGACCAGACCAGAAATCCGGGAAAACCTGGCGCCGCATGAAATTCGATAAGTTCCTGACCGAAAAGCTCTACATCGAAGTGCGCGAGGGGGATCGTGATGACCGCTGAATTCATGGCTGTGCCACAAAACCTCGAAGCGGAGCAGAGCGTTATCGGTGGCCTGCTGCTGGATGATGACAACAGCGAGCGAGTCCAGAAGGTTCTGGCGATGCTCAAGCCTGAGTCGTTCTACAGCCGACCTCACCAGCTGATCTTTGCCGAGATGCGCCAGATGTTCCGCGACAACAAGCCAGTCGATGGTCTGACATTGTTTGACGCGCTCGAAGGCAAAGGGCTAGCGGAGCAGGTAGGTGGCTTTGCTTACCTGGCGGAGATAGCCAAGAACACTCCCAGCGCTGCAAACATCGTTGCTTACGCAGCATCAGTCCGCGAAGCCGCAATGGAGCGCTATGGCATCAGCCGACTGACCGAAGCTACTGAGCTGCTGTATTCCCGCAACGGCATGAGCGCCACGCAGAAGTACGAGGCCATTCAGGGTATTTTCACCCAGCTCGCAGACCATTCAAAAACCGGTAGTCGCCGTGGGTTGCGGTCGTTCGGCGAGGTTATGGATGACTGGGTAGCAGATCTGGAGAAACGCTTTGACCCTTCAGGCGAACAGCGTGGCATGAGCACCGGCATACCGTCACTCGACAGGCTGCTGGCGCCGAAAGGTCTGGTTAAAGGCTCTCTGTTCGTGATTGGCGCAAGGCCAAAAATGGGCAAGACAACCCTATACGGGCAGATGGCGATCAACTGCGCGGTTCGTGAGAAAAAGCCAGCGCTGATGTTCAGCCTCGAAATGCCTGGCGACCAGATCCTTGAAAAGCTGGTTGGTCAGAAGTCCGGCATTAACCCGAGCATTTTTTACATGCCAGCCACGGAAGACGCCGATGACCAGTACCAGGGCGACTACGACGGCGACTTTAAGAAGGCGATAGCAACAGCCGGGCGGCTGAGTGAAATCGACATGCTGTACATCGACGACACTCCTGGCCTGTCACTGGCGCATATCGTTACCGAATGCCGTCGAATTAAGCGCGAGAAAGGCTGCGTAGGCATGATTCTGGTTGATTACCTGACGCTGATGACCGCCGAAAAAGCCGACCGTAATGACCTTGCCTACGGGATGATCACCAAAGGGTTGAAGAACCTCGCTAAAGAGCTTGGCTGCGTCGTCGTGCTGCTGACCCAGCTAAATCGCGAACTGGAGAAGCGAGTGAATAAACGCCCGTTACCGAGCGATTCCCGCGACACAGGACAGATTGAGCAGGACTGCGACTACTGGGTTGGTATCCACCGGGAAGGTGCTTTCGATGACAGCGTGCCGCCTGGCGAAACGGAGTTAATCCTGCGACTCAACCGCCATGGCAGCACCGGAACGGTTTATTGCAATCAGATTAACGGGGCAATTTACGACACAGACCAGCAGGCCGCCGCCGCAGAACGCCGCGGGCGCGAGCAGCAGCCGAAAAAGAAAGGGGGCTTCTGATGAAAGGTAAACAGGCAATTCTGCGTTATCTAGAAACGCACCGGACCTTCACAGCGAAGGATGTGGCCACAGAGTGCGGCATGACCATCAATTGCATCACGAAGAACGCCATCGATCTTGAGCGGGCCCGCAAGATTGTCCGGGTGAGCAAGGTCTGGCGAACGGTGACTTATCGCCTGGCGACGCCAGAAGAACAGGATGGCACCGCGCGCAGCTGCACCAACGGAATATTTCAGGAGTGCCGCAACAGCGCAGCAATGAAGCGAGTATTGATGGTTTGGGGGAGGGCAGGGGTATGAAATTATTTGAGATGGAAGGTTTTCTGCGTGGCAAATGCTTGCCTGGCGACATGAAGGTAAACGAAACGAACGCCGAATACCTGGTGCGTAAGTTCACTGAGTTAGAGCAGAAGCTTGCAGAGTCTCAGCGCGAGTTCCGCGCAGCTGATGCGACTATCGAGAATCTGCAGATGAAGCTTGAGAAGATGGCTGCGGAGAATGCGGGACTGAAGTCAGCGATTGACGCAACTATCGGATGGCAGCAATCAACCGATCCGGAGAATGTCGAAAGCGTTCGAATGCTGGTCGACATCAAAACCCCAGCAACGGACGCTTTCTTGGCTGAAGTGCGGGCCAGCGAAATTGATAGCTTAGCTGGCGTGGCTGAAACAATGTTGGTCAAGTTCTCCAATCAGCAGTGCTCATCTGATATGCATGAGGTTGTTGGCTGGAAGATGGTTCTCCAGCAGGCCAATAATCGCGCCGCCCAGCATCGCAAAGGAGTGCAGTCATGAGCGACAAAATGCAAGTTATGAAAGCGTATTACGTGCAGGGCGACGAATACGGGATTATCCGTTTCGCTACAAGTAATGTCGTAGCTCGCCGTGAAGGCGCGAACGAACTGGAAGAGGAATTCAACTGCGTATCATGTAAGCGCATCCCAGGGGCTGACAAATACGCCGAAATTGGTCGTGTTCCAGCTCGCGTTCTGGTTGAAGAGTTTGGTTTTTGGCAAGAGTGCTCTTATTGCAGTCGTCACGTTGATGAAGAGACGGAAGGCCGCGTATGGGATGGAGATGCCGCGTATTGCGATATGGAGTGCGAGGCGCGCTGGATTAATCATCGCCTTGATTGCGAAGCAGAACGCAAGCGTACTCGTGAGGCAGAGCAGGCAGCAATTGCGGAAGCGGAAGCAAAGTTCCCTGGAATTACAGACGCCACGGCCTACATCGGCCATAAGAAAGACATCACGGTTTATTTTAGATTCCCCGGTGGATTAGCAAAGGCCTCATGGACTGTTGGCGAGAATCATGCGGGTACCAGTCGCGATGATGGAGAGGCGTTCAAAGCGTACATCAACTCAATTCGTCAAGGGGAGGCCGCCCAATGAGCAACATCGACAAACGCGCATTACGTGAAGCGGCTGAACGTGCAGGACAAAATGACTGGGAGTACGTCTACACCAGCGACCTCAGCGCCCCAGGGCGGGGATATATCACAGTAGGCGGAGCAGAGGCTATCTACTGTCTGAATAAAGCCGCAGGGGGAGTGAAACAGTCTGAAAACGTATTGAGATATATCGCTGCAGCTAGCCCGGAAACAATGCTGGCGCTGCTGAATGAGATTGCTGAACTTGAGCAACGACATTGCGGAACAGCATTGCTTGAGCGAGAAGAAATGCACACCAAAACTCTGGGTAGGATGTTGGATGAGCTGGATGCCAAAGACAGGCGGATTGCTGAGCTGGAGGCACGGGAAGTGAAATTGCCTAATCCTCATGCTCACCTCATCTGGATTCAGGCAGGCCATGCCCCTGATGACTATTGGGATGATGTTGCCGTTTCTCATAGCGAAAATGATAAGTGCTGCGACGGTTCAGATCGCTATCCGGTTTATGCTCTCTGGGAAATCAAAGAGGCACTATCTGCTATTGGCATCAACATCGCCACAGCCGGTAAAGGTGAGTGAGCATGAAATACGAAATACCGGAATCAGAAGATATTGAATGGCAGCAGGATATGCTCCGTGAAATAGACTGCGCCCTTGACGTCTTGCGTGATGAGCATGAGCACGCAGTGGTGGTGCAGGAAATCATCAATGATATCACCGCGAGAATAGCATCACTCCGCGCGTACTCTGGATACTGAGGACTAACCCATGAGCGCTATTACCAAACAATGGCTGAATCAGAAAATTGCCGACATGGAAGCAGCCAGAGATGAAATCCCATTCGGCCTAGATGAAGATGACAGCAACACGCTGGCAGCTCTGCGTATCGCGCTGGAATCGCTCGAAGCGGAGGCTGTGTGCGTAATCGACCAGTCCAATCTTGATTATCTCAAATCTGGCTCTGATGCAGACGTATGGCCTGCGTCCAGAACAGAGATGGGTGATGTTCTTCTGTATCGCTCTGCCACGCCAGCGCCGGTATCTGTGCCCGCTGCGATGGAAATGGATGATGACTTTGACAGCGCGTTTGAACACGGAAAAGCTGTAGGATGGAACGCCTATCGCGCAGCCATGCTTCAGTCGTTCGGTAATTCCGAACAACTCAACTCTCCGGTGATTCCGGATGGTTGGGTGCTGGTGCCAGAAGAACCCACCCATGAAATGCTTGAGGCTGGTGATGAACAATTCGGAACTTACGATGTGTATCTCCGGATGATAGCAGCAGCACCGCAGCAGGAGGTGAAGTGATGGATGCATTCAAAGACTTCGGAACGACTGACTGGTTATTTTTCGTAACGCTGCTGATCGCATGGTTTTACATGGTTGCAAAAGCGTATAGCTGGTTAATAGGGGTCCTGGTTCGCCGCGGTTGGAGATTGTGGAATCGCAAGGATGAGCAAACCCTGGCTATGGAATCGTTTTATGAGGCGTTCAGGCTGGCAGAAATCGAGCCTGGTCAGAGAGTGGTTATTACCACCGAAAGCGGTATGCAGATCCACATTCTCCGGCCAAAAGGTGACCGTCATGCCTAACCATTCGACGCAGCAGAGCTCTGAGAAAAAATAGCAAACTATTGTAACTCATTGATATATACACATGTTTTACAATTTAACTGCTTCATTTCTTCTTGCTTGGTGGTACATTCATTTGGCGATGTAAAACCAACAGGAGGCGTTATGAGTATCGATCAACTTTGCATGAAACAAGAGTGCTGGGCACTGGAAATGCTCGGTAGGGTTGGCGCTTTAACGCAGTGCCCCCATCATGAGGGCGCTTATGTTGATGAGGGCATAGATGAGGCTAACATCTATAAATACGCAGCTGGAGCTTATAAAAAAAGCAATGGTGGTCATCCATTTGAAAATTTTAAAGAGATGACTGATGCCGTTAAAGGCGCATACGAAGAGCACGGTGGAAATGATGTTTGCCCGCTGTGCTTTAAACGCGTGGACGACTAACTCATTGGCCTCTCCGGAGGCCTTTCTCTTACGTTGATTTTGTTGAATCAACCGGCCATAATCATGTCATCGGAGCCTGAACAACTCCGTTGACTTCTTCGCATTTAAGGGGACTTAAATGCGACAACAATCTGAACTCCTCACCTTGTCACAGATGCAGAAATGCACCTGCGATTTTCTGCATTCTGCGTTACCTCTAGGAGGTCGCGTATGAAGCAGCACTACTGCATCGTTAACGACACCGTTAAAGAGAACCTCATCGCGTACATTCGCGCCCTGCCAGTAAACCCTCGCGCGCCGATGGTCGTCGAGGCCCGGGAAGAGACGCGCACCGATAAGCAGAACCGTTTGATGTGGCCGCTGCTGAAAGACCTGTCTGACCAGGTTGTCTGGCACGGCGAAAAGCTTACCCGCGAAGAATGGAAGGACCTCATCACCGTTCTGGTGAACCAGACCCAGGACCAGGAACAAAAATCCGCGCCGGGAATCAACGGCGGCCGCGTTTATTTCGGCGTCCGCACATCCAAATCCAGCAAGCGCTATATGGTCGACGTCATTGAGGCGATTTACTGGTTCGGCACCGACCGCGGCGTGAAGTTCTCCGAAGCATCCAGTAAGCGCATCGCCTGGGCGCAAGAATGGAGGGCTTCCCGTGGGTAGTCCTCTCGCACGCGTCATCACAAACGAAATCTTCCGCGTTCCGGCGCGCCGCCAGCGTAAGCCCGTGGTTAAGCCGTCCGATATCCCGACTCTGAAAGGCTACACCGCCCGCCTGGTTGATCAGAAATGGCTGCGTCTCGCGGCGAGGAGAGCGCATGGCTAATTTATGCAAAGCGGCACGCGGCCGCGAATGTCAGGTGCGGATCCCCGGCGTATGCAACGGAAATCCTGAAACTTCAGTACTTGCTCACATACGTCTTGCTGGTCTATGCGGAACCGGAATCAAGCCGCCTGACCTGATCGCCACCATCGCATGCAGCAGTTGCCACGACGAGATTGATCGCCGCACCCGTCTGGTGGATGCGGAATATGCAAAGGAGTGCGCGTTGGAAGGCATGGCTCGCACGCAGGTCATCTGGCTTAAAGAGGGGCTCGTAAAAGCATGAATGAATACCGCATCAGTCTCCCATGGCCGCCGAGCAACAACCGCTACTACCGGCATAACCGCGGGCGCACGCATATCAGCGCAGAAGGGCAGGCGTACCGCGACAGCGTCGCCAGAATCATCAAAGACTCAATGCTGGATATCGGCCTGACCACGCCCGTGAAAATCCGTATCGAGTGCCACATGCCGGATCGCCGCCGCCGGGACCTGGACAATCTGCAAAAGGCCGCATTCGATGCCCTGACGAAATCCGGTTTCTGGCTCGATGACCAGCAGGTTGATTACTACAGCGTGAAGAGAATGCCGATCGTCAAAGGCGGCAGGCTTGAACTGACCATCACCGAACTGGAGGCCGCATGAACCACAACGACTTCCTCCGGTACCAGGCCGAAAGCGTTAAGCGCGCCAGCATGCCGCCAGTAGCAAAGCACAGCCAGAACCAGACCAAAACTAAACAGCCATTAGGAGAAGCAGCATGAACCTCGAAAGCGCAGTTAAATTTCACTCTCCTAAATCGCCACAGCTATCAGACGCACCAAGGGCGACCGCGTCAGATTCTTTAACTGGCACTGATGTTATGGCGGCATTCGGCATGGTGCAAAGTCGCGCCCCACTTGGATTCAGTGCTTTTAGCGGGAAGATGAATCTGAGCGAAGTCGATAAAAAGAAAGCTGTTCAGTTGCTAATGCAATACGGGGTAAAGCACTGCGATAAGGTGGCAGCCTTTCGCAAGCTTGAGACAAATGTTAAGGGCAAGATCCTGCAAACCCTCGCAACTTTTGCATATCAGGATTATTGCCGATCAGCGGCCAGCCAGCTTACCTGCTCATGCTGTAAGGGCCGCGGCGTAATCAGGAGGGAGGAACTGGTGGTTAAGCACCCCGGATGTGGAGAGAAAACGCCTGCAAAAACAGCTAAAGAGCAGGTGGAAGAAACGTGCAAGAAATGTAGTGGCCGAGGCGTCATATCAACATCCTGCGTGAAGTGCAGAGGGAGAGGTGTGGCAATGGATCGCAAGAAGTCAGAGGAGCAGGGCGTGCCAGTTATGAGTGCTTGCCGTCAATGCTCAGGCAGGGGGTATGAGCGCCTTCCGGCAGCGTCCTGCTATCGAGCCATCTGCCAGTTTACTGATGCTATTTCACCTGGCGTATGGGACAAGGCCGTTAAGCCATTCTATGAGAATTTAATTGCAGAGATTGAAAAGGCGGAATCTTCAGCAAATGCGATCTTATCGAAAGTTACTAGCAAAGTTTGATTACGATAACGATTGCAGCTTGCACAATGACGAAAGTTAGAATATCATCGCCCTAACACTATAAATCCGTGAATTGTTACGGTAAAGAATTCAAGCCCGAGGTTAACGCCTTGGGCTTTTTCGCATCTGGAATACCCCTACCTGGGACTATAAGCGCATAGCGCAACGCAGCACCCATCGATTGGCGTACCAGAACCCGCCTTTTTTATTCAGGCCGCAGGCAATCACCCTCAAATGCCACGTAGCCCTCGTGTCTGACGGCCTTCTCTACACATGGACCACCTATGTCTGAACCTCTAACCATTGCTGGCGGTGTAACGTCCGCAACAATCGGAGTGACGTTCGCATCTCTGTTCCCCGAGGCAACGCCCGGCGTAATGCTGTGCGCGCTGGCTGGCGCAGCAATGTACGTTCTGACATCCGATCCACACCAACTGTGGAAGCAATTCCTGTTCGCCGTCATCAGCTTTGTCGGCGGGGTGTTCTTCTCGGTTCCGATGGCTAAGATACTGGCCGGGGTGATCAACGCCGCCCTTGGCCTGCTCCAGCCGCCGGTAAGCATCGAGGTATCCCCGAACATTGGCGCGCTGGTTTCCGCTTCCATCTCTGTCGCAGTCCTGTTACGCATCCTCGCCAAATCAAAACGGGGGAAAATGCCGGGACTGGAGGAGGAAGGTAAATGACATGGCAAGCCATCGTTCTTGATGTAAACGCCATTATCTGCGCGCTGATCGCCGTCCGGCTGATGTTCTTCAGTAAGAGTGGGAAGCGACACCGTCCGGCTGTTGCGTGGATGGCGTACCTGATGATTCTGGCCGCCGGATTCACCTCATTCCGCATTCTCTATGGCAAATACCTGCAGGTGGATCCGGGAGAGCTGATGCTGAACGTCGCCATATGCGTTGCGGTGTGGCGCTCCCGTGGCAATCTCGCCAAAGTATTCCAGAAGGCCGGGCAATGACCAAAGACGACATCTTCAATGCCATCCTCGGAAAAGAGGGAGGTTACGTTAATCACCCGAACGATAAAGGCGGCCCGACGAACTGGGGGATTACTCAGGCAACGGCCCGCGCCCATGGTTATAGCGGTGACATGCGAGACCTGACCCGCGAGCAGGCTCTGGAAATCCTCGAGGCTGATTACTGGTATGGCCCACGCTTCGACCAGGTGGCGTCTGTATCCCCTGCAATTGCCGCTGAACTCTGCGACACCGGCGTGAACATGGGGCCATCGGTACAGGTGAAGTGGTTCCAGCGCTGGCTGAACGTATTCAACAACCAGCAGCAGTTCTATCCCGACCTGATCGCCGACGGCCAGATTGGCCCGCGCAGCATCAGCGCGCTGAAATCCTTCCTGGCGAAACGCGGTAGTGAAGGGGAAACCGTATTGCTCCGCGCCATTAACTGCAGCCAGGGTCAGCGATATCTCGAACTGGCAGAGCAGCGCCCGGCTAACGAGTCATTTGTTTATGGCTGGGTACGGGAGCGCGTGAGCCTATGACCAGACTGAAAGCTATCCTGGCCGGTATCGGGCTCGCCATCATGCTGGTCCTGGCCGCATTTGGTATCGGTGGTATGCGTGGCCGGGAAAAGGCCGAAGCAAAGGCAGAAAAGAAACGTACCGACGAGAATGCCGCAGCAACCAAAGCAGCTGCAGAGCGTCGCGTCGAAGTCACCAGAGAGGCCAGCAATGCTCAGCAGACTGTTAACCATATGCCTGATGACGATGTTGATCGTGAGCTGCGTGACTCGTGGAAGCGTCCCGGTGGTCATTGATACTGCCTGTGATTGGGTAAAGCCAATCTACCTTACTGATCATGACATTGATGTGCTGGATAAGCAGACGAAGAAAGACATCCTGGCGCATAACAAAGCGTGGCAGGTCAATTGCAAGAAAAAGATTCTTAATTGAACATTTATTTGACAATCGCAATGATTAAGCCCGACTATAATCTTAAAAAATAGTCGGGCACTGAAAGGTTACTTTATGTCAACAATTAATCCACCAGGTAGCATTGGGTTCAATGATGCTAGCCTCTTGAATTCCTTCAATCAGTCCGAGGGCGGAAGCTCTTTCCGGATTGAGAATAGTGGACGTTCTGATCAATTCTCGCCAATCAGTCAGTTCACTGGAGGTAGCAGTTTCTTCATTGAAAAGAGAAACGAGGCGATCGAGGTCGTGGTCTAAACTGGACACCCACTCGCGCATGCGCTCATGGTCAACGCTTTGCATTCCTCCAAAATTCCACTGAAATGGATGTAATAAGAATCGAGCCCCATGGTTTGCAAAGCGGCGGGTGCCTGACAAGAATATCGCGTTAGCAATCGAATCGATATTGCTGATGTTGAAGCAATGCACCGGAATACCAAGTGTTTTTATAAAATTATAAGCTGTGAACCCAGACGTTACATCTCCACCAGAGCTGGAAATGTGTAAATTAATTTGGGTGGCACCTTGTGAAATGGCGGACAGCATGTGGCTTTGAAGGATGCTAACCGTACTTGGATTGACAGGGCATAAAAAATGGACGGTATGAATCATAGGATTTTCCAGAGGTTATCCCGGATTGGGCAAAACTGATATTGGTGCGAAAACTCCTAATTCAACATGAAATATTTTCAAGAAGCAAAAACCGCCTCCGGGCGGTTTTTTATTGTCATCACCATGGGCAGACCCATCGTAATGGCAACTCCTAAATCAATATCATTTAGAGTTGCTAATCATAGCTCGCCCAAATAACGGCAAAGATAAATATTAATACACGACACCCGCGCCAGCTTTACCTGCGTTATTAAAATGTTTGAATCGTTTACTGCACATGAGTTTCGCTTTTTGAAAATCTTGCTGATCTGGTTGATTTGCGTAGTTGTTAGCTCCATTAGCGATTGCTTGATTCCAGATCTCTAGCATTTCGAGGCATTGCTCATAAGAACCCCCAGCTTCTGCCAGTTCATGGAAGTAAGTGTTTAGATCATTAATTTTTAGAGCTGCATCAGCAGCTTTATTAAATCCGCCAGCAATAGCTTGGGTTGAGGCAAATATGAGCGCGATTGCTACATAGGAAAATTTCATTTTTATACCTTAGTGATTGCATTTATTGAATATTCTTAACATTTGAGATGCGAAATGACAAGACCAGACTGGGAGGCTATCGAATCGGCTTACCGGGCCGGGGTGATGTCTCTTCGAGAAATTGCATCGCAGCATGGCATTAGCGATACAGCGATCCGTAAGCGAGCAAAGAAAGAAGGATGGTCGCGAGACTTAGCTGCAAAGATTCAGGCTAAGGCCGATGACCTGGTTCGCAGGCGAGAGGTTCGCACAAAGGTTCGCACCGAAAATGCAACCTCAGAACGCGAACTTATTGAGGCCAACGCCGAGGTAATTGCCACGGTACGCATGGAACACCGAGGTGATATCCGTCGGGCGAGAACCCTGGCGAACGCGCTGTTCGATGAGCTTGAGGCTGAGTGCGCAGACGTTGAGGCTCTGCGTACGTTGGGCCAGATGATGCTGGATCCCGACGAGAACGGACGTGACAGGCTGAACGAGCTTTACCATGCCATCATCAGCATGCCGGAGCGAGTCAAGTCGATGAAGGCCCTGAGCGAGACACTGAAAAATCTCATTGGCCTCGAACGGCAGGCCTACAGCATGGACGAAGGCGAAAAAGATAAGGTCGTTGACGCACTGTCTGACCTGATGGATTCGCTCTCTCAGGGGGCGTAATGAAACCTGAGCACCTTAAGCTGCTGGCCGATAAAGACTGGCGGCTTAACAATCTCTACTGGATCACCGACAAAGAGGGTAAGCCCACGCGCTTCAGGATGACGCCTGAGCAGCGGGAATACTTCGAGGGGATCCACACCCGCAACATCATCCTGAAAGCCCGGCAACTCGGTTTCACAACCGAGGTGTGCATCATCCAGCTCGACGCAGCCCTGTTCGAGTCGGCTAAATGCGCGCTGATCGCCCATACGCTGAATGACGCAAAGCGCCTGTTCCGCGAAAAGGTGAAGTACGCATACGACAAGCTGCCAGCAGAGATAAAGGCGGCCAACCCGGCGAGCAATGACTCGTCTGGTGAGCTGGTCTTTAAGAAGGGCGGCTCGCTATACGTCAGTACGTCGTTTCGTGGTGGTACGCTGCGCTACCTTCACGTTTCCGAGTTTGGAAAGATATGCGCCAAGTATCCGGACAAAGCCCGTGAGATCGTCACTGGTGCGTTTGAGGCGGTATCGACGGGATGCTTCGCTACTATCGAGAGCACGGCAGAGGGACGGGCGGGTTACTTCTTTGATTACTGCCAGACGGCAGAGAAAGCACTGCTGCAGGGTAAGCCATTATCCGCGCTGGACTGGAAGTTCTTCTTCTTCTCCTGGTGGAAGAATCCGCAGTACGCAATCGACCCTGTCGAAGCACTGCCGGTGCGCCTGATTGAATACTTCGCTGAGATGGAAGCGAAGCACGGCGTGGTCGTTAACGACCGCCAGAAAGCCTGGTACTACGCCAAAGAGAAAACGCTCGGCGATGACATGAAGCGCGAATACCCGACCATTCCGGCCGAGGCGTTCCAGCAGTCTGTCGAGGGCGCGTACTATGCCAAGCAGTTCCGCTGGCTTTACACCAACAAGCGGATCGGCCAATTGCCGGATAACTCACACCTACCGGTGCACACGTTCTGGGATATCGGTGTGGGTGACTCCACGGCGATCTGGTTCGTTCGCGAGGTCGGCGAAGAGTTCCACATCATCGACTACTACGAAAACTCCGGCGAGGGGCTTAGGCACTACATGAAGGTGCTGAAGGATAGGGGTTATGAGTACGGCGAGCACTGGGGGCCGCACGACATTGAGAACCGTGAATTCGGCGCTGATGCCAAATCGCGTAAAGAACTTGCGCAGGAAGGCTATGAAATCGACGGCCAGGTTTACTCGATGACCTTCAATGTTGTCCCCAAAACGGGTGTCGATACCGGCATTGAGTCGGTGCGTGAAATCCTCCCGTCCTGTGTCTTCGATGAGGAGAAATGTGCCGAGGGCATATCTCACCTCGAAGGCTATCGCAAGGAGTGGGACGACAAGCGCGGGTGCTGGAAAGATAAACCGCTTCATGACTTCACATCACACGGTGCTGACGGCTTCCGTTACTTTGCAGTAGCGAAGAACAATCACAAGCAGGTCGGCGCAGTATTCTTCTAAGGAGCTCATCAGTGAGTGAACAACAAAGCGAGGTTTCATTCCTCGTTAATGCCCTTGCTGATGCTATCGGGCGGCAGCGCATGCTGTACGCAGGCCAGCCGGGGAACACCAAACGCACGAAGCTGTGGGATGAGTTTGGCTATCCGAACAATCTTGAGTTTGACCGCTACTACCGGGCCTATGAGCGCAATGCTGTGGCTTATGCCGCCGTGCACAAGCTTCTCGAATCCTGCTGGATGGATAATCCGACAATCATCGACGGCGAGGAAGCCAAAGAGGCGACCAAAACAACCGAATGGGAAAAAGCAGCCACGAAATTGATGAAGAAGCACTGGTCGAAAATCAAGGATGCGGATCGCCGTAACCTTGTTGGTCGGTATTCAGCACTGCTCATCCAGTTCCGGGACGGCAGAGAGTGGAATCAGCCTGTGGATCGGGCTGTTGTAGGCAGGCTGAAAGACAAAGCCATCGTCAAGCTCATTCCAGCCTGGGAGTCTCAGGTCAAGCCGGGCAACTTCGACACCGACACGCTTTCCGAAACCTACGGACAGCCTGTTTCGTACAACTTCAACGAGCAGCCAGTTGGTGATGATGGCACGTATGGCCCGGTGCGCGGCGTTACCGTGCACCCAGAGAGAATCATCATTCTCTGCGAAGGCTCAGAAGACGAGAACATGCTCTCTGGCGTGCCTTTCCTGCGCGCTGGTTACAACAAACTTCTCGACCTCGAAAAGGTATCTGGTGGTAGTGCCGAAGGTTTCCTGAAGAATGCAAGTCGCCAGCTCGGGATTGCGTTCGACAAAGAAACCAACATTGCGAACCTGTCAAAGCAAGCCATAGAATCTGGCTACAAAGACCTGGGCGAGGCGCTTAACGACAAAGTCGCCAAGATGAACCGTGGCACGGATGCGGCCCTGGTTATGCAGGCCGGCACGCCGTCTGTTCTCTCCGTTGCGGCGGCAGACCCATCCCCGACTTGGACAGTGGCCGCCAACGAGTTTGCATCTTCGATCCAGTGCCCGTTCACCATACTGTTTGGTCAGCAGACGGGGCGACTTGCTTCCGATGAGGACAAAACAGACTGGGCGAAGCGCTGTAACGGCCGCCGCTGGGGATTCCAGTCGACAGTGATCGAGAGCGTGCTTGAGCGCTTTTGGACCGTAGGAGTAATTGACCCGCCATCATCCGGAGAGGTCACGCTGGCATGGTCTGATCTGCTCGCGCCGAGCGAAAAAGAGAAGATTGCCAACATGCAGGCAATGGCCGTCGTGGCGAAAGACACACAGCAGGCATACGGCACTCCGGCGGTGGATGAAAACGAAATCCGCGCAGTCGGTGAGCTGGAGCCTCGCAAGGTCGTGTCGCCACCTAACCCTGATGTAAAGCAAACCGATAAGGATCCGCTGACAGATGATGATGACAGCGCAAACCAGAATCGGGACGCCAATCGTACCGCGCAATAAAGCTGACCCGACGCAATCATCGCGGCAGGTCAGTCGGATGTTCAACGTTATCGAAGATCGGTATCTGAACATTAAGCGCAGGCTGAAGGCACTCTTTGACCAAAGGCTGACAGGACAGCAGCGAGAGGCGAACGCACAGCGGTCATGGATGATGTGCAACAACGAAGGTGCAGAGCCTTCGCTGTATCAGGTCAATGCCGGTAAGTTCATCTATGACATGACAGCTGCTGAACTGGCCGACCTGCTCCAGGTGGTGCAGTCGATTCTGGATGATGAGCTTCTTGAAGGCGGCAGTCAGAACCTGTGGGCGATGGACTACGTCATTGCGGAATATGACCGCGGCACGCTAAACGCCTTCACCAACCTGTCGGTTCAGTCGCAGGTGTACGCCAGCCAGACGACGCTACAGCAGCTTTTAAGCAGCCCCGGTTATCTGAACCAGATATCGGCGGCCGCGCTGACAACGTTTAGTGACTGGAAGGTCATCAGCGACACTGCCCGCGGCGATTTAACCAACATCATCACCGATGCGGTAGCGCGCGGGGTGAATCCTCGCGAGACGGCCAGCGTCATCAGTAAGCGTCTTGACGTATCGATGTCGAAGGCCAAAACCATCGCTCAGACTGAGCAGGTCGGCGCGCTGCGGCAGGCGCAGTGGAACGAAACTGACTGGGCTGCTGACCGTTTGGGGCTGAATACCGGCCTTCTGTGGCTGTCAGCGCTCAAACCTACGACAAGGGAGTGGCATCGGGCTAGGCACGGTAAAGTTTTTACGACGGAAGAGGTCAGGGACTTCTACGCCGAGAATGGCAACCGGTACAACTGCTACTGCAGCCAGATTCCGGCGCTGCTCAACGACGATGGAAGCATCTTCAATGAAGGGCTGGCGGATAAGTTGGCGAAAGAGCGCAAAAATTGGTCAAAATCTTTGTAGAAGTTTTGTGACTTGATCAATGATTTAGTGAGCGGGTGTTGATAATCTCGACTTTTGCCAAACGATGAGGAAGGGAAAATGCTCGAAGGTTATAATATCTATGACAATGATGAGGCAACTATCAAAATGAATCGCTTAATAGCGGTCAGGGCGGCTTTGGAAATTGCAAAGGCATCCGTAGTTGCGCCAACAGCCTCTGTTTATTGCCGCACAGGCGAGCATCTTGAGGCCGTCTCGGGACAAATAGAAAGTCTTGCGTCAGCAATCCAAAAAGCCGTAGAAAATAAATAATACTTACATTAAACAAAGGTCGCCACGGCGGCCTTTTTTATTGCCCGAAATCCACCAATGAGGACCCAGCATGAAGCGCAACCGCGTTAACGTGCTGACCGTCGTCAACTCCGCTTCAAACATCACCACTGAAACCATCGACGGCAAGCCACATATCGTGGTTCGCGGCATCACGCCTGTCGTGGACGATATTGTGATGAACCGGAAGTTGTACCCGGCAGCAGAAATCGAAAAGGCCTACAACACGCTCGAGCGTAATCCGATGCCGCTGGGCCACCCGAAAGTGGACGGCAAGCATGTGTCGGCGCGGGATGTCCGGGCGGTGAATGAGTACCACGTCGGGGCCTGGCTACAGAACGTCAGCCACAAAGACGGGAAGGTGATGGGCGACATGTACGTTAACCGCCAGTACGCCGAGTCGAGCGACAAGGGCAAGCGCCTGATTAATCGCCTGGATGAGATGCTGGCTGGTACCAACTCCGACCCGATCCACATCTCCACCGGCCTTCTGTATTCCGGTATCGCTGCCAATGGTGAGTCGAAGGGCAAGAAGTACAACGAGATCGCCACCAACATGATGTTTGACCATGTGGCTGTGCTGCTTGATGAGCCTGGCGCCGGGACGCCGGAGGATGGCGTGGGCATCTTCGTTAACGCAGAGGGTGATGAGGTCGAAATCGAGGTCGTCAATCTCGAAGAGTCCACCATCACAGATCAGCAAGACCCCGCATTCAAAACATTTTTTAACCAGCTAAAGGCGTTTTTCGGCGCCAACAGCGATTCAACCCAGAAGGAAACAGATCCGATGAAAGAGCTCATCGTTAATGCGCTGAAGGCCAAAGGTAAATCGGTTGACGGTAAAACCGATGCCGAACTGATGGACGCATATAACCAGATGCTGGCAGAAAACGCCGACAGCAAAGAAGAAACCCCTGAAGAGAAGTCCGCACGTGAGAAGAAAGAAGCGGATGACAAGAAGGCTAAAGAGCAAGCTAACAACAGCGAAGAGATGCCAGCGTGGGCGAAAGTCCTTACTGAGAAGGTCACCGCACTCAACAGCCAGATCAATGCCAAATCTGACAAAGAGAAAGGCGAAAAGCGCGCGGCTGTGAAGCTGGCGATGAACATGAGCGATGAAGAAGTCGCAGATCTGGACGGTAAGGCACTCGACGCCATGTATGCCAAGTGCCAGACATCTTTTGGCCTGAACGGTGCATTCCGCCAGGCAACCAACACCCAATCAGTCAGCGAAATGCCGGAGTAAAAAATGGCTAAAGACGGAAAACACGTAATTCACGCCGGTGGCGTATTCCCTAATCCGCTGCTCAACCGTGAAGGCCGCGCTACTGCGGTCAAGCCTGGCACCCTAGGCTTCTTCGATGCTGGCGTCTTCAAGGTGTCGGTAGATGGTAGCGAAACAGCGATTATCTATGTCGCTGACTTCGACTATCTGCGCTGCAAAACCGTAGATGACACGTTTGCTGTAGACGATCTGCTGGTGGGTATCCACCCACTGCCTGGCATGTTCCTGAACGTCCGGGCTGCGGCCGGTACCTACAAAAAAGGCGACGCTCTTTCAATCGTCAACGGCCAAGTGAAGAAGTGGGCTACTGGCGAATCAGATCGCTGCTATTGCGACGAAGAGCGCTCAATCACCGCCGCTGCTGGCGACCTCATTCGCGTAGTGATTAAGTAAGGAGTCACTGAATGCTTGTTTATTCTAAATCGCTGGGCGAAAAGACCGGCAACCTGGCCGTGAACCAGTACCAGTTTGGTATGCTGACGCAGGAGCGTAATGCCGCTTTGAACCATCAGGGCATTAACGTAATGCAGGAAATGGCTGATCGCCTGAATGCAGTCAATCAGCTGAATGGCATCAACGCTGTTCGCTCACCTGCTGATCTGTACAAGGCATTTGACCAGACCGTACTGCGTCAATTCCAGCCGAACACTGAGTTCACTCTGTTCAACGACCTGATGCCGCTGTCTCGCTCGGTGCGCATCAACCAGACCGTGTACGAATACGCTAAGTCCGGCGGCCGCATGTGGGCTCACACCTCCATGTCAGGCCAGATCGGCGCGGCACTGGATGCTGTGCAGTACCAGTACGACGGCACGATGGTTCCGGTGCACGATACCGGCTTCAAGTTCCACTGGCGTGAGCCGCGCCTGAACAACCCGGACGCCTTCGACATCATCTCTGATGCTCAGTTCGAGTCCACCAACGAAGTTCGCCGCCAGTACGTGGATTACATCTATAACGGCTATCGCGACGCGGAAGGTAACTACATCAAGTTTGATGAGAAGACCTGGAAGGGCCTAAAGAACGATGAGCGCGTTGCGATGGTTGATCTGGGTGCATCTGGTCTGAATATCGACTTCACCAGCGCATCCGCCACAGCTGAGCAGATCCGTAACGCGGCGATTAAGCTGCGCGACACTCTCAAGCTGACCAACAATCAGTACGCAGAGCAGACCTGGTATGTGTCGAGCGCCATCATCTCCAACCTGGAGCGCTACTTCAGCGACAACTACCAGTCTGACACCATTCTGCAGGAGCTTCTGAAACTGTCCGGCATTTCCGCGATTAAAGAAGATGCTCAACTGACCGGCAACCAGATCCTGATTGTTCCGCTGACTGCTGGCGTGATTGCTCCGATTGTAGGCCAGGCGTTCGGTACCGTTGCCGATCCGCGTCCGTTCTACAACAGCGATTACATCTGGCGCACCTGGGGCGCTGCTGGCCTGATGGTTAAGACCGACATCAACAGCAAGAAATCTGTCATCTACGCACACAGCTAAGGGGTAAACATGGCACTGGTAGAAATCATTACAGACAATCTGTATGCCGGTGCCAACCTCCGCAAGTTGGAGGTTGGTGCGGTAGTTGAAGTGGACGACGCAACAGCGGCGCGCTGGAAAGGGACCGGTAAAGCGAAAGATACCGACAAGAAGAAGGGTGAAAAGCTCTTCGGCGAGTCCGTACCGGCAGCATCACAGCCAAGCGATTTGCTTGAGCAGTTGGCGGCAGTGACGAAGGAGCGTGATGAATCGCTAGAGCAGGTGGCTAAGCTCACTGACCAGGCTGCAGCTGATAAAGCCACGTTCGAAGAGCAGTTGGCGGCAGTGACAAAACGCGCTGAAGAGGCAGAAGCCGCCCTGGCGGAAGCAACCAAGAAGGCGAAATAACCATGGCTGACCCAATCACAGCGGCAGACGTGCAGGCGTTCCTCGGTGAATTGGGTTACTCCATCCCGGGTGCGCTGCTGGATCCGATTCTTTGCGTGGTGAACAAGATTATCCCGTGCCTCGATGGTGCCGGGTATGACGAGTGCACTGCGAAGCTGATCCTGATGTATGCCGCCGCGCTGATGGCTACGTCGTCCGGCGCGCGCCGCATCAAATCGCAGGGTGCGCCGTCTGGCGCGTCCCGTTCATTTGAATATGGAGACGACAGCATCACCTGGTTGCGCGACTCGCTGGCCCGGCTCGATACCAGCGGATGCACAGGTGAGTTGCCAATCAGCGCAGGTAACAGTGTCGGCTTGTTCTTGGTGGTCGGGGGCTGCTGATGACGTACAAATCAGTTAAGCACGGACTGCCGCGCGCATTCACCCGCGTCTGGGTGATGACCGATACCGGGCGGGAGACTACCGGCTACGTTAAATCGGACGGCGAGTGGTTCATCAACTGCCCGCGCATCCGGGCGACTGGCGCGAAGGTGCTTCGCTGGAAGGAGGGCTGATGTCATCCACAGCCTCATGGTCATACAACAAGCCCTGCACGCTGTGGCGCAAAGGTGCGGGCGGTAAAGATGAGAACGGGGACCCGATTTCAGCTTATGAGCCGCCAGAAACCATCATGTGCGATTACATCGGTGGGCTTTCCGCAAAACTCGGCTCGCTCGGTAAAGAGGTTGTCGTAAAAAACACCTTCTTCACTGCCTATGCGCAGGCTGACGAAGGCGATTACATCCTTATCGGCTCCAGCACCAATCCAGACCCACTTAGCGCTGGCGCTGACGAGGTTCGCCACGTGACGCAGTGGAACGACACGCTGGAAGGTTTGGAAGACGACTGGGCGATAATTACTGGGGTTTAAGCATGGCAGGCAAAGTTCGCGGAATGCGGGAGGCTAAGGCTAACTTAGATCTTCTTCTGAAGGATATCACCGGTAGAAAAGCTATTCGCGGCATCCAGTCTGCTCTCCTGATACTCGGTGCGGCATCAGCAAAAGAAGTCCCACGGGATACGTCCACTCTGCTAAACAGACAATTCCGAGATATCGATTTTAAGGGCACCCGAATAACAGGTCGTGTGGGTTATTCAGCTAATTATGCCGTCTATGTTCACGAAGCCCCTGGCAAATACCTGAATACTCAAACTGATCGCCCCGTTAAGCGTGGTGAAACTCCTGGGTCACGAGGTGTGATTTGGGGACCAAATGGCAACCCCAAGTTCCTGTATTGGCCTGCGGTTGATAACCAAGGCGCAATGTACGACGCCTTCAGAAAAGAGATGGAACTATGACGCCCATGATGCACGAGCGGGTGCGCAATATGTTCGGTGATGCAGGCCTGACAGCCGGATTCACGGTGCAGAAGCTGATGTACGACGACCCGGAAGATCTAACGCAGGCTGTGATGGTGTTCAGACCAAACGGCGGTTCGAACATCCGTCATGACCTTGGCTCTGAGCATCACGTCCTCGTTGATGTGATCGGCGCGAAGGATAAGCGAGGTGACGCCGCCAATGCCGTGCAGCGCATCGTCGATTACGTCCAGGCCAACCCTATGGCTGATGAGTGCGTCGGCTACATCCAAAACATGGGCGCCATCCCTCCACCAGTGCTTACGGAAGAAGGGCGGATAGTATTCCGACTTCAGTTCGCATGCACCTATGGCGAATAACTACCCCAACCAAATAGACCCGCTCCGGCGGGTTTTCTTTTTAAGTCAAAGAGGAAGTTTCACATGGCTAATTGCCCTAGCTCTAACGAGCGTCTATTCGGTGGCGCGGTGGTGCTGGAAGTTGCCGACGGCTGTCCGGATGTCAAACCACTTGAATCAGAGTGGAAGTCCCTGGCTGCTGGCACCTCGAAAGGCTTCGACTTCAACCCGAACTCGGTAACTTCAGATGCGGATGACGGCGGCGGCTATGTCGAAACCATCATTACCAACAGCGATTTCACCATCAGTTTTGAAGGTGAGGTGCGCAAAAAGGACAAGCTGGATCAGTATGGCATTGGCAAGTTCATCAAGTATTTCTCTGGTGAGCTAAGCGCCAAGCGTCAGCCTGGTATCTGGGTGCGCATGGAATACGGACCGGTCGAATTTGTTGGCTACATGGTTGCTACGGCGCTGAGTTCAGACGGCGGCACCAACGATATCGTCACGTTCTCCACCGAGTTCAAAGTGGGCGATGCCAGCACCATCGAAGTTAACGAAGTGACAGCAGTGGCGGTGACCGGCGTAACGGTGACTCCAGCTACCAGCACCGGCGCTGCAGGCGGCACCAGCACCTTTACGGTGAATATCGCTCCGGCTGGCGCAACCAACAAAGACTTCACCGTAGCATCAACCGATCCAACCAAGGCCACTGCTACAGCTTCCGGTACCACCGTCACGGTGAACCGCGTCGCCGCTGGCAGTGCGCAGATCATCATCAACACCGAAGACGGAAACTTTGTGGCCGTGCATACGGTTACCGTTACCTAACGGACATTCCAAAGGGCGGCGCGCTGCCCTTGATAATGATCGTTACCCGGGAAGGACCATGACAGCATTAATCGACATTGGCGAGTTTTCTGTCAGTGATGGCCGTGAAGGCGGAAAAGACTACCTGCTGCGACCGTCATTGATGGCTATGACGCGGATCGGCACTCCAGCGGAGATTGTGCAGGCGTATGCCACGGTGCACGGTAGTGATGTTGCTGCCGTCATCCAGTTCTGCACTGACACGCTCGGCCGCTTTCCGGACTGGCTGTCGCCATCCATGAATCGCATCGCAGAACGGTTGCTATCGCTGAGCATGCATATCATGCAGGCTTGCTGTGATGACGATCTCACCCCGATGATAGGTGAGTGGAAAGGATGGAGCCGATACGTCGTTTACCGGCCCGGGAAGATGCCGAGGAACGACATCATCGTGCTGGCTCAGCACCTGATGCAGCATGGCGTTGTTGGTAAAGCCAGTGTGCGACGCCTGCAGCGGCATGAGTCAGGCGAAACGACGAACGAGTTTAAGGCCTTCGACTACATCAGCGCGGCGCGGAGCCACTTCGGCATGAACCGGGATGAAGCAGCGGCGCTGACAATGACCGAGTTTCAGCTGATGCTGGCGCAGAAATACCCTGATCAGAAGGGCTTCACGCGGGACGAGTACGATGCGATTGCTGATGATTACCTGAAAAAGCAGGCGTCGCGAAGGGCGGCGCAGAAGTAGCCCACCCAAATAATCAAGCCTCGGCATTGTCCGGGGCTTTTTTGTACCCGCAGTAAATCAACCGCGCTTCACACGCGCATTGTATAATCCTAGAGCCTACAGAAAGCGAGCCTGAGAGTAGTTGTACTCTGGGGCGGCTATCTCTGTGTGACAGGCTCACTTTCTATAGGTAAACCTCATGCAATATCCAACCGTATCAGTAAACGGCGTTTCCGTTCGCGTTGATGACGAAGGGCGCTACAGTCTGAATGATCTCCATGCCGCCGCGGTGGCCAACGGAGAAGCAACTGAGTCGCAGAAACCAAGCAAATTCCTGAGGAGCGCCCAGGTTAAACGCTTCATTAAGGCGCTGAAAACCAAAGCCCAAAAATGTCCTCTGGAACAAAATCAACCACTTAAAGTTATTAATGGTGGTGATGAGCCTGGTGCGTGGGGCGTAGAGCTGCTGGCCATCCGTTATGCCGCATGGATTAAGCCTGAATTTGAGATTGAAGTATATGAGGTGTTCCGAACGGTGGTTCGCCTCGGCATTAGTGCCATGTCACGCCTGAACAAAATCGACCACATCATTAATACCGAAACCAAAGCGATCAGCCAGTGCGCCAGTCAGATGGCAAAGTGGGGCGTTGGCGGGCGCAAGCAGTTATTGCACACTGCCCGTGAACGGGTGGCTGACGAGGTTCAGATGTATCTTCCGGGCATAGTGTGAGTTTGTATAAGCCCGCTCCGGCGGGTTTCTTGCTTCCCATTGCATCAGATTCCATTTAGGATTTATCCCACTGTTACTAATGAGGGATAGGGATATGAAGAAGATTTTGGCGATCGCCTTTTTGGGGTTATTTAGCACCGTAGCAAATGCAGAAATGGAAAGCTCTGGTGCTTGGGTAACGAAATCTGACACTAATAAAATGACCGACGAAACAGACTTTGTTGCCTTAAACACGTCTTCCGATACATACAACAAAGACGGCCTGACACGTGAAACAACGCTGGTTCTGAGATGCAGCAGCAATAAAACAGATGCGTACCTGTCTTTCCGTGACTTTATGGGATCAGATGCTCCAACCATTACAATGAGGCTCGACGGCGGGAAGCCAACCAAAAAATCATGGGGTGGCGGTGAAGGTGGTGATGCAGCATTTGCACCTCAGGCTGTGTCATTTATCAAAGAGCTTTCCAAGCATAAGAAAGCAATATTTGGGTTTGAGCCTTACGGATCGACAATGCAGATTGTTGAATTCGATTTGACTGGTATAGATAAGGTTGCCGAGAGCCTTTCCAAAGCGTGCAAGTGGAAATAATCATTCGTTGAGAACAACCCTCCTCGGAGGGTTTTTTTATGTCCGGAGAATAGTCAAATGGCAGGAGAGGAAATAGCAGGCAGCATAGTCTACGAGGTAGGCGCGGAAGTTGAGCCATTACTTCAGGGCGGAAGGCAAGTAAATAAGGTCCTCACTGAAATTGAGAATGCTCTCGATGACAATATCGCTCAGTTCAAAAAAATGGACACGCAAGTATCTGCGACAGCACAGGCGGTTAACCAGTCAGTCCGCAGCTTCAGTGGCTTCCAGAACGCACTTCGCCAGGGTGGTTATCAGGTTCAAGACTTTATAGTACAGGTTCAGGGTGGGCAATCAGCCCTTGTGGCCCTGAGTCAGCAAGGATCACAATTATTGGGGGTGTTCGGCACTGGCGGCGCAGTTGCTGGGGCATTGTTAACGCTTGGCACCGTTATCGTAGGGTCCCTAATCGCTGGGATGGATAACGCAACCATTTCAACCAAGGCACTCACGGAAGCACAAAAGAGGCTTTCGGACATTTTCCAGATCTCATCGAATGGTGTCGTCGTACTGTCTGATAAGTTTGCTAAATTAGCTGAGACAAGCGAAAACGCAGCCCGTGCGCAATTAACCATGGCTCTTATTGATGCTAACAACATTATTAAAGCCTCTGTGCAAAGTGTGAATCAACTTGGTGATGCACTTGGCACATGGAAAGCCCCGTTGTCGGCGGCAATAAGCCAAATGGATGCTTTGAAAGCAAGGGGTATAGATGTAAACCGCGCGTTAAAGGAACTTGGTGGGACCTATGAGGGAAATATAATTGGTCTTAACCAACTCAATCAGGCCGTAAATAATATTTCTGATTCATTCGGAATAAGCGCGGACGATGCAATTAAGTTAGTTCAGGCGCTTGGCGCGGTTCGTCAGAATGCAAATCCAGAAACCATTGCGGCATTGCGTGATGTTACAGTAGATCTCAGCCAAAAATATGGGTATGCAAATAAGTCTCTGTCTGAATTCACTGGCAAAATCGGCGAATATTCATTGAAGGCAGATCAGGCTAAAGAATCAACCAGGTTAGCCACTGAAATGCTGCAGGGGCACAAAGTTGCTTCCGAAGCTGATGCGGAAGCCATAGCGCAAAACACCCAGAGGCTCCAAAACTATATCCAGATGATAAAGGATGAGGGGGCAACTATCGCGATGACTGCTCGCCAGAAGGCTCTTTACAGAGCTGAGCAGTTAGGCGCAAGCGATGAAGACAAAAAGGCGATAAACACTTCGTTTGACAAAATTGAAGCGTTTAAGAGTGAGCAGGCACTACAGAAAGAATCAGCAAAGGAAGCACGGAAAACAGCAGCGGCAGCATCTTCTCAGGCTAAAAAAGATATAAGCCAGCAAGAATCCATTGCTCAGAAACTGGCTAATCTCCGCGCTCAATCAGACCTGACCACAGAGTCGATTGAAAAGCGCCGTATTCAAGAGGCGGGTCTTCGTGCGGAGCAGTCTCTTGGTAGCGCCGCGACTCAGCAGCAACTAGCGGAAGCGAGGGCTCTTGGTGAGGCAAACGAAAAGGCAGCAATCTCCATTCAGAAGCGCAAAGAGGCTGAGCAGGGACAGAAGTATGCCAAACAGGAGATAGCTGCCGGAAATACCTCGGTCAACCCTATCACTGGGGCATCAGTGGATCCGCTGGCGCAAATCAATCTCCAGGAAACACAAAAGCTTGAGGCCATAGCTAAATATCAGGAACTGGATAAGCAAAATACCCAGCTTTACGAAGACGCCAAAACTGCCATCCAACTGCAGGCGTCAAACGCACGCATGCAAATAGCGCAGACTGAGGCAGATCAGCAAAGAGCATCCGTTCTTTCTATTCTGGGCTCTGCGTCCCAGGGTTTTGATAGTCTGGCTTCGATAATTGCTGACTCCGCTGGCAAGAGTAACGCAGCGTACCAGGTCATGTTCGCAGCCAGTAAAGCGTTTGCGATTGCCCAGTCTACCCTCAGCCTGAATACCGCAATCATGCAGGCCATGGCTGATCCGACAGCGCTGACTCCAGCGCAAAAACTTGCGAACTATGCAGCCATCGCCTCTGCTGGAGCGTCATTGCTGTCGAACGTTGCGAGCATCTCATATGGCGGCGGGCGCGAAAACGGCGGCCCGGTATCTGCCAGCTCCATGTACCGTGTGGGCGAGGGCGGCAAGCCTGAGATTTTCAAAGCCAGCAATGGCAGCCAGTACATGATCCCCGGCGATAACGGTCGCGTCATCAGTAACCGGGATATTGGCGGGGGTGGCGGGGCGTTCAATTACAGCCCGGTCATTCAGGTCAACGGTGATCCGACAGAGCAGACGCTTGCCATGCTTGAAGCGGCGGTTAAGCGCGGTGCGCAGCAAGGCTATGCCATGGCCGTCAGCGATGTCGCCAGCGGCAAAGGTAAGCTTTCCAACGCGCTGACCAACAACTTCAACACCAGTCAACGCCTCACATAAGGAGTTCCCATGGGGATCAGCAGCACCATTGATTTCCCGCACCAGTACCTGCCAATGCCCCAGCGTTCCGGGCATGGATTCACTCCCGTAAGCCCCCTCCAGCGTTCCACCATGACATCCGGCCGCACGCGCCAGCGTCGCAAATACACCTCGGTTCCGACTGAGGCGGGGGTTTCGTGGGTGTTTAATGATGCACAGGCGCAGCTGTTTGAGGTGTGGTTCAGGGATGTGATCACTGATGGCGCAGCGTGGTTCAACATGCGCATGCGCACGCCAATGGGCGTTGGTGACTACGTCTGCCGGTTCAAGGATATCTATGACGGGCCGGTGCTTTATGCGCTGGGATACTGGAAGTTCTCTGCCACCCTGGAGTTATGGGAACGCCCAATCCTTCCGCCTGGCTGGGGTAACTTCCCTGAGTTCATTGCGGGACAGAACATCATCGATTACGCCCTAAACAAGGAGTGGCCGGAAGCATGACAAGCCCAACACTCAACAGGCTGTATGCCAGCGGGGGTAGTGAGATCCTCTTCAATACGCTGCAGATAATCGTTGGCGGCAATAGCCTTTGGCTGGTGGAGAACTTCGAGGACATCACTGCAACCACCGAAACTGGAGCGGTAGTCACTTTCAGGGCTACGGCCATGGCAGTTGCTCTTCCTTCCAGGAACAAAGATGGCACCCAGGATCTGAATTTCGCATTGAGCAACATCGATGGTGAAGTTTCTGCAGTTATCCGTAATGCCCTGGATAATCTTAGTGATTCGAGACTTGTCCTGCGTCAGTTCTTGTCCAGTGATCTGACAGCGCCCGCTACCCCCCCGATTTCGATGCAGATTAAAGAGGGGCAATGGACAGCTACCGAGGCGCAAATCACCGCCGGGTTCCAGAACATTCTTAAAACAGCCTGGCCCAGATACCGCTATACACTCCCTGTCTTCCCGGGCCTCCGCTACCTTCAGTAGGAAATCACCATGTTCAATCCTGATAAATACCGTTCTGTCGAGTGGCAGAAGGGCGGACGCGCTTACCCCGCGCTGGACTGCTTTGGCATCGTCAACGAAATCAGGCGTGATCTGGGCTTGGCGCCATGGCCTGACTTTGCCGGAGTCACGAAGGATGATAACGGCCTTGACCGGGAGGCGCGCGGGCTAATGGCTGGCCTGACGCGATGTGAACCGGTCCCCGGCGCGGGCATCGCCTGTTATTCCGGCTCGATAGTGACGCATGTTGCTATCGTCGTGGAGATAGATGGGGTGCTCCATGCCGCTGAGTGTAATCCTCGCACCAACGTAACCTTTCTGCCACTGGCGCGGTTTGCGCGCCGATTTATCAGCGTGGAGTATTATCAGTGACGATCCGAATTTATCCGTCCAGGTTGCCGGGTGAACCGCTGGAAACACACCACCACGAAACCCTTACGCTCAGCAGTTGGTTCGAGCAGAAAGTGAACGGCTGGACGCCGGACCAGCAGCACCCGGTAGCGGTCGAAATCGACGGTGCTTCTGTTCCGCCGGCTGAATGGCCGTTATGTTTCATTGGCCCTGACAGTGATGTCAGAATCTATCCAGTTCCCTACGGTACCGGCGCTGAAATAGCCCTTTGGGTTGCTGTCAGCGTCGCAGTGGCTTCGGCGGCATACTCGCTCTATATGATGAGCACCATGCAGACTGGGGGCGCATCCCAGCCCGGCAACGGTGATCAGCTTGAGTTGAATCCTGCCAAAGCCAACATGGCTAAGCTTGGGGATCCGATACGGGAAATTCTTGGGCGTTATAAGGTCTGGCCTGATTATGTTGTCCAGCCGATCAGCCGGTTTGATTCAAGTGACCCAAAAAAATTCAGTACCAGCATGTTCTTGTGTGTCGGGGTCGGGGATATGACTATCCCCGCATCATCAGTGCGTATAGGCTCCACGCCTGTGTCTGCGTTCGGTGACGATGTCTCATATGCGATTTACAGCCCTGGCGCGAATGTCTCCGGCGACAGCCGCTCAGAGAACTGGTTCAACAATGGCGAGGTGGGGAACACAACGTCGGGAACCTCAGGCCTTGACCTGGGTTCGACAGGACCGCAGACAGTCAGCATCACGGCAGACGCAGTACTGGTGAGCGGCAATACCATCACCCTGATTGAAGCCAGCGCCAGTGACGACGAAACCGAAATACCTGCTTCCTGGGTAGTTGGTACTATCGTTACGGTCATTGCTCCGAATTCTTACAATGTGGCGAACACGGGCGGCTACAGCGTAATTTTCGGCGATGTCGATGAACTGGCCCCGGTGGTTGGCATGCCGGTTACTGTTAATTTCGGTGAGTCGGATTACGACCTGTTTATTGCGAGCTATGCCCCTGGCGTTCCGGCAGTACCGGGTGTGGGTGGATCTGCTGCCAGCGTAACGGCCAGCGCCGCGCCGACTACCTATGATTTCAGCTCATCACCCGTGACGTTCACAATTGGCTGGGATGGGGCGACCTACGCCGTATCGCTGATCACCAATTACGTCACGATGTCTGGGCTGGTTAACACCGTTACAAATCAGCTGACGGGCTCCGGGTTGATTGCTCGCGACAATAGCGGGCGGTTACAGATTGTGGAGGAAAGTAGTCCGTTTGCCGGCGGCAGCATCAGTCATAGCGTGTTGCCAGCGGCAGCATTCGGCAGTGCGCCGGTTGATGTTACTGGCGTCGCGTCCAGCGGCGGTACCGCTGCAGTCGAAGCACATATCACGCTGGCCTATAACAGCGCTACTGGCAAACCTTTTACGGGCATCCCTGACGGCGTTCAGCGTATCGGTATTGGCTATGGTGATGGTCAGTTCCGCATCACGGCAATTGATGATCAAACCATCACTGTCGAACGCGTAGTAGTCACTCAGGATGCTGCGGGGAATGATGTCGTCACCGTTGATGCTACGTGGCCGGGATTTACTGAGCGCACACTGCTGGACGCGCAGGTCACTGGCGTCAATGATGATTACGCCTGGCTGGGGCCATTCCTGGCCTGTCCTGATGGTGAGACAACCACCACGATTGAGAACAATTTTATTTTCCCCAACGGTCACATCCAGTACAACTCGAAGGGAAACCCGAAATCGCATAGTGTGCGCGTTCTGGTTCAGTACCGTAACGCCGCCACCGCCGGGGCGTGGATTACCCGGACATACGATTTCAAGGGGAAAACGGCTGACGGACACGGTTACACCCGGCGAATAAGCGGGCTGACGGCGGCGCAATATGAGGTGCGTGTGCGTCGCACAACCAAAATCGGCGGTTCAAATACGGTGAACAACGTCTACTGGCAGGCGCTGCGCTCATTACTGAGGGCGCGCCCCTCCAGTTATGCCGGGGTCACCACTATGGGGATCACTGTTCGAACCGGTAACCGCCTGGCCGCGCAGTCCGATCGGCGTATTAGTGTGGTTCCCACCCGAATTTACAGCGGGGGGCGCACTGCACGCAGTATCAGCGGGGCGCTGTATCACGTACTGGAGTCGCTGGGTTTCACCGCTGACCAGATAGACAGCAACGCTATCGATGCCCTGGAGGCGACGTACTGGACACCTCGCGGTGAGACATTTGATTTTGCAACAGGCGACAGCACGTCAGCGCTGGAGATGCTCCAGAAAATCTGTTACGCCGGGATGGGCTATTTTCTGCTGACTGATGGTCTGGTGTCGGCGGGCAGGGAGGGCATTAAACCCTGGGTGGGAATGATTACCCCGCAGGAGACAACAGAGGAGTTGCAAACCTCATTTAAAGCGCCGTCGCAGGATGATTACGATGGGGTGGATGTTACATACATCAACGGCACGACCTGGGCTGAGGAAACCGTGCAATGCCGGTTACCGGGCAACCCAACGCCGAATAAAATCGAAAGTTACACCCTGGACGGCGTGCCGGACGGGGATCGTGCATATCGAATTGGTATGCGCCGGTTGCTGGGTTACACACTCCAGCGCCTGCAGCACTCCACCTCAACGGAGATGGACGCGCTCTGTTACCAGTTTATGGACAGGGTTGTGCTGGCCGACGATATTCCCGGCAGTCAGACGCTGAGTTGCCTGATAACGTCAATGTCGTATACCAGCAGCGTGATTACTCTGAATCTCAGCGAACCGCCTGACTGGTCGTTTGAAAACCCCAGGGTGATTATCCGCAATCAGGAGGGAGGTGCATCCTCCATGATGGTACCCACCCGCGTTGATGATTACACCATTTCCATCCCTTACACACCGTCGTTGGAGGTGGAGTCGTGGGAGATGGGCGATCCTACAATAGAACCGCCACGCCTGTTGTTCTGTTCATCCGTCCGCGTTCCGTATGACGCCCTGATAGGTGAGATATCGCCGGGGAGCGACGGAACCAGTAGCGTCACCGCCGTTCAGTATCACCCTGGAAAATACCAATATGACGACGCCAGTTACCCCGGCGATGTCTCCTGAAAACACACTTAATTGCATAACCCGCTCCGGCGGGTTTTTTTATGCTGGAGAAATACAATGGCACCATACAACACTCTTAACCCGCTGGATTCGCCTGACCCACGCGATTTACGTGATAACGCTCAGAACCTGGACCAGGCGGTAAATGGAATTACCAACAAAACATGGACCGACAGGCTGGGTCGGATACGTAAATCGTGGAGTGGAATGGAATATGACTTCAATAATCAGATTGCTGATCAGGAGACGCGATTTCGCACCTTTATTGAAAATGCGGGCTATGACGTAATTGGAGATTATGAAGACGGTCTTATTACTGTATCTGAATACAACGAGCTGATTCGTTATGACGGTGAATTCTATAAGTTATCTGCTGGCACCAAACCACCTTATAAAACAGCCGGGACAACAAAATCCTCGTGGGATGCAACTGACTCTTCCCATTTTGTTTCCGTAGGAGATGCCTCTCTTCGGCAGTTAATTCTCAGCGCCGCGGCACCATTATTTCAGGGACATATTAAAACACTGGATTACTGGGCCGCGAGGATGCATGCAGGAGAGACCGTTATCATTACCAGCATAGCCGATTCGACCGGTGATGGTAACGGCTCAACGGGTTGGACGGCAAACCCCACTACACCTGTAACTGGTTTCCCGTGGACCACTGCACCTCTTGCTAACAGTGACCATAACGCAGAAGCGCCCAATGCATGGTGTGCCAGACTGCAGACAATCCTTCGGCAGTACCATCGCAACAACAACATTAGCGTTTATAACGCCGGGTATTCCGGCCAGCAAATGCAGAACGGCTGGGTAAATTATTATTTTGATAAAATCGTCCTGCAAAACCCCTATATTCCTTCTAACCCTGATATCGTGCTCATCAGCTTCGGGCTGAACGATATTACGGACGCAGGAAACAAAATCACCGAGCATATCGCGCAAACAATCGAGGTCATGAAGAAAGTTATCGCCGCTGGTGCCACGCCGGTTCTCACGACCTGCGATGCAAACTGGCGCTCCTACAACGGGTGGAATTCTGGTTCTTCCGGTCGCGATAATGAAGAAGCTGCTGCCCAAATCGATGCCGCGAAAAAATACATGGCGGAGGTGCTTGGCGTCTCGATTATTGATCAGGACTTCATGCAAAAAACATGGATGTCCAAAAACAGCGATTATTCCAACCAGTATGAACTCCAGCCTGACGGCCTGCACTGGGGTGATATTGGCCATGCGATGAAGGCGTCCTTTGTCGCTCAGTCATTCATGCCTGACATTCTTCGTTGCTACGGTACAGATATTGAGCGTATCTGCTGGATGGACAGCAGAATGCGCTATGCCAAGGATTACACTTCAAGCTGGGTTCCTACATCAGGCGAAGAGGGGTACAGATATTCGAGATTCCCTCGCATCTGGTATATCCAGGCTGCAGATTATGCAGGCAGTGAAGTCATCTTTGACTTTTTTGTTTGGAGCGAAGGCAACCAGGACTCATTGATCTACCGTAACTTTGGCAACAGCAACATTGGATCAGCTTACGCTGCCGGGCAACTTCCGCGTGTGAAGGTCTTCTCTCTCGGGTCCACAACTGCCTATTACGACAAGGAGCTGCCAGATACTGGCGAGGATGAGGCATATATAAATGCCACCGATCGACCTTTTTATCTAACAAAGCTCCGCTACGGGCTTAACCGTATCCAGCTAATTGCGCCATCGACGAGCGGAGTCGGGGCATTCTGGGGCGGCTGGTTTGAGTTCAATCCATTCTGGAAGGCCAAGGACACGTTTGGTTACGTGAACAACTATGGCGCGCCAAACTATGTGCAGGTGAATGCGCTGGAGAAAACCGGCTCTCTCGACTTCCGCTTCGAGGCAGACACCACGAATAACCGTGTGGCGTTTATGAACCCTGAAATGTTTGACGGTACTAACTGCGCTGATATCGGGCAGGTGGGTGATAAGGTCGAAATACTGGTTGAAGGTTTCTTCGATACCGATACCGGCTTCCTGTTCTTCGGCGGTAAATCCCTGAACCGTAATTCAGGCTCCACGGATAATAACCAGGAGGATAACTGCCTTCTTCTGTATGCCACGTCTACCACATTCAATCTTCTGCAGTTGAGGTATCCATACCAAAGTTCTGCGCCATACCCTCAAATCCAGACAGGGATAGATGGTGTCTATAGTGCCACGGACAGGACTCGCAAGTTCCTTATCCGCTGCGAAAAGACTTCGCCGACAACGCAGACCATTAAGGTTTACGACGGGTGGGAGACTATCGACACCCCTGTCCTGAACTATACGGGAGACTGGACGCAGGGTAAGTTCTGCGGCGGTGGGATTATTGGCGGAGTTTACGCAACGAGGAACATTGCCAGAACGGTGCGAATTTCGCAGTTGCTGATTCGTAAGTTCAAATAAACCCGGCGGCGCGAATTGATAGGCGTCACCTCATTGATCTGCACTCACATTAAAACTACTGTATATAAAAACAGTTATAAGGAGTGCAGATCATGCCCCGCCGTCACGACATTCACGCCGCATTTGTGGCCGCAATACAGCTAAACCACAAGGGCTACCGGTGCTTACGCACAGAAGACTTTATCCGCGAGCTGGCAAAGGTCCACTGGCATTTAACCCGGGCCGACGCCAACGAGTGGATAGAGCGCTATCAGCCAGATTTCACGGATAAGACAACTGACGGAACCGACAATCACTACTGGATCCTGCGCAACATGGGGAGGGTTCACTGATGGGCTTTCCTTCGCCGGCAGGTGACTACGTAGAGCAGCGGTTAACACCGGAGCGCATCTGCGGGATCGGCATGGACAGCCGCATCCTCGAAACATCATCCGGCTTTGCCGTTATCGAGCCGTGCACCAGGCTGGTACAGAATCAGGTTCTGCTGATTTTGTCTGGCGGCCGGACTCAGTTTGCCCGGGTCATGGGTAGGGCGCTGATTTGTGATGATGGTGAAGCAATCGAGGGGGAAGCGGCGGAAGAGGTTGAGGTCATGGGAATGGTGACTTTCTTCATCAACAGCGCGATCGAAGACGACAGGGTAGTGTGA